AGAAGTATCTTCAAGATTTAAAAGATTCTGCATTAAAGCGCATGAAAATTAAGCCTGGTAAATATGGTCGCAGAGAAAAAGGTACACCATATGAAAAGCTTTCCATGGCTGAACAGTATGACAAAAATACTGACAAGTTAATGAGTAAATTAGAAAAACCCTTAACAAGTTATATCGATAACCCTGGTGACACCAAAGGTTTAAATATGTTTGATGGTAATAGAGAACTTAAGTTTGATAGTGCCAAGCTTCGCAAATTTACTAGCTCTCCTCGTATTGCTTCTACTGTTAAGGATAAAGCTGAAGGCTTTGGCGCATCTTATCGTGCCCCTAATCGTGTATCTAAATCCTTAGAAGGAATAGGTAAAGTCAAAAATAAAAAGTCTTCTGATTTAAAATCAAAGTTCGCACAAGATCTTAAATTTATTGTTTAAATGTCCACAGCAAAATCACGATATGATGCCCTGTCTAGTGGCCGTAACCAATTTCTACAAACCGCAATTGATGCTGCTAAGCTGACACTGCCTTATTTAATTAAACAAGACGAGGAAGATAGTAATTACAAAACACTCCTTACACCTTGGCAAAGCGTTGGTGCTAAAGGAGTAACAACACTTGCATCTAAATTGATGCTTGCTTTACTACCTCCTCAGACAAGTTTTTTTAAACTTCAGATTGATGAATCAACCATTCTATCTGGTGAATTAGACCCTGCTATTCGCTCTGATCTTGATGCTTCTTTTGCTAAGATCGAACGTACTATTCTTGAGTCTATTGCTGCATCAGATGACAGAGTAATTATTCATCAAGCTATCAAACATTTGGTAGTGTCTGGCAATGCCCTTATCTATATGGATAAGGATAAACTTAAGTTGTATCCATTGAGTCGGTACGCTGTAGAAAGAGACGGCCTAGGCAACGTCATAGAAATCGTAACTAAAGAAAAAGTACATAAGTCTCTCATCAAAGGTATGCTCAAAGATCTTGATGCTGCCGAAGTTAATCGTGTTGATGATGAGAGCACAGGATATAGTCGGGATGACGTTGATGTGTACACAATTATCAAGCGAGACAACAATCGCTTTGTGTGGCACCAAGAAGTTTACGACAAAATTATTCCTAACTCACAAGGTAAGGCGCCCTTAGATACCACACCTTGGTTGCCACTACGCTTTAACACTGTAGACAATGAAGCCTACGGCAGAGGAAGAGTAGAAGAATTTATGGGTGATCTAAAGAGTTTAGAAGCCCTGTCACAAGCTATCTGCGAAGGTAGTGCAGCAGCCGCTAAGGTTGTATTTACTGTCTCTCCTAGTAGCACTACTAAACCATCAACACTTGCAGCTGCAGGCAATGGAGCCATTGTAGCTGGAAGACCTGATGATATTGGTGTTGTTCAAGTTGGTAAGCAAGGTGACTTTGGTACTGCTTATCAG